GGAATGCCGAATTATGGGGCAAGGAACGTGAAAGTAAACGTGCAAACTGAGGATGGCAAGCAGTCTATCTACTCGGTTGTAGATACTGAGCAAACAGCATACAGCGACACCCTTGTAATATCCTGTAGCAAGGAGAGTATCATCAATGAGGTGAACGCATTGAAGAACCAAGCCAACGACATCATCAATAAGATGCCGGATTTCGAGCAGACCGTAAAGGACTGTGATCAACTTCTCTCGGAACTGGACACTTCGTTTCGTGACCAGCAGAGAACTAACCAGCGACTCGACAACATGGAAAACAAGTTGGACGAGATTTTCAAGTTTGTTAAATCACAAAAACAGGTATAGTATGAACTTAGTGGAACTTATTACAAAATATCAGACTGATGCCACACCTGAGCAGATGGCGAAGGTGACTAAGATTATTGGCAAGTTTGTAGTGAAGCACGCAGAGGAAGATGATCTCCTGGAACTCTATAAGGAGATTTATGGGGTGGTGGGCAACGGCCACTTTAATGATTTCTTTGCTGAGGTGCAAATCAAGAAGATGGTGTTTGAGGACAGTAAGGGGATAGAGCATCGTGCTCCTTACTACACCATGGATAAGACTCAGGAGATCTATGAGACTGTGAAGGATGAGATTCGGCCATACAACCAGTGGGATTTTGCCGTGGTGCTGAACATGATCTATTCGGACAACTATAATCTGATGAAGAAATGGTTCCCGGAGGACAGCGAGGAGCAGATGATGGACCGGATGGTGGATCTTGCCGTGAACTGGCTGAGGGATGATGATAACCCTTATGGGACGTGTAAGGCCTGGGGGTACTTTAATTAGGTTTACAGTTAATAGTTTATTGTTTGTGGAGTAGAATTTACATAATGACCTAGAGATATATAAAAGAAAACTATCAGAAGAAGAGAATGCAGGCAGAAAATGGGGCTTGTATTCTCTTTTTCGTTTCAAGTTTCGCTATTTATCAAATTGGTTTGGGGATGATGGTGTAAATTTGCATTGTCTTCATAATGTTGTGGGGGCGAAACTGGAAAAATAGTATGAATGATATTAGAAGTTATTTTGTGATGGCAGTGGGGGCGGTGCTTGCCATGCTAAGCCCCATCTTGGATTTTATCTATGCGATGTTGCTGCTGCTGGGATTGAACTTTGTGTTCGGGCTTGTGGCTGCCAGGTTTAACGGTGAGAAATGGGACTGGAAGAAGGCTGGCATGTGCTTTGTGATGGCGGCTATCTTCTTTGTGATCGTGGTGAGCATCTTTGTTCTGGGCAGGTGGCTTCACTGTGAGGACAAATCGGTGAGTGCGGTGCAATATGTGTGCTGGGCTACGACTTATTTCTTCGGGACGAATATCCTGAAGAACTGGAGGCGTATCTTGAAGAAGGGAACTACCTGGTATAAACTGGTGGATTTCCTGTATTACATTCTTTCGGCTAAGTTTATTGAAGACTTGCCATATTTTAAGAATTATCAGGAATATAAAAATAAAGAAAATGGGGAAAATGAAGGAAATAACTAGAAAACAGTTTTTGAAGATCATGCCGAATGCTGAAAGCAGGGTGGATAAATATCTGCCTTATTTCAACGAGCTGGCTGAGAAGTATGGTATTGATACCCGATTGAGATGGGCGCACTTTCTGGCGCAGATAGCGCATGAGAGCGGTGAACTGATCTATACTCATGAGCTTGGCAAGGATTCTTACTTTGCGAAGTATGAGAAGGGTGAGCTGGGCAAGATGCTGGGTAATACGCACAAGGGTGATGGTGCCAAGTATAAGGGTAGGGGTTTTATTCAGCTGACCGGAAGAAGTAACTACTCGAAGTATCAGGCTTACTGTATGCAGCCTGTATTGGAGAAGCCGGAACTGCTGGAGAATCCGGAGCTTTGCGTGGATGTTTCGATGTGGTTCTGGGAGACGCATGGGCTTAATGAGCTGGCTGATGCGGACAATGTGGTGAGAATTACGAAGAAGATTAACGGAGGCACGAATGGGCTTGTGAGCAGGAAGAAGTTTCTTGCCAGGGCTTTGAAGGCTTTGTAACTTTTAATTGGTTTGCTTATGAAGACTAGACATTGGGTGTTTTATCTGTTTGTTTGGCTGGCGTACTTCTCGATGCTGTTTTTGACGAGCTGCAAGACAAAGACCGTGACGCAGGATCATTTTATTAAGGACACCAGCGTGAGCAAGGGTGTGGGGATGGAATGGCAGGAGCGGTTTGTGGCTGCCTTTGAGCAGATGGCGAAGGTAAGGACGCAGGAGAAGGAGTCTTCGGTTAGGGAGACGCGGCACACGAAGGACAGTACTTCGACCATGGTGGATGCCACTGGGAAGCCTATCAAGACGGAGAGTTGGCATGAGGTGATTTCCAACAAGGAGTCGAGGGAGGTGACTAGGCTGGAGGATTCTCTTTATGTGGTGAATAAGGAGGTGGAGAGGCAGCAGCTGCTTGTTCTGCAGAAGGATTCGCTGATTAGGCTACAGGAGGATTCTATCCGTGTTCTGGGCAGGGAACTGACTAGAAATGAGCAGAGGTATATGACTTTGGGAAAATTGGCTATGGGGGCTATTATTGGCCTGGTATTGGTAATGGTTGCTATTGCCGTGTGGCGGTGGCACAGAAAGAAATTCAAGAATGAAAACAATTACAATTAATATTATCAAGAAGAGCGTGATGGGACTGGTGGAGGGTATTTCTGCCACTATTGCGAAGCATAACCCGGAGGTGGATTTTCAGACGATTTGGGCTAGTGACAGTGAGGAGCCTGTGCTGGATATTCACTATAGGGAGGCGATAACTGACTTGGAGAACTTCCTGGCGAGGTTTACGAGTGAAACTAGCGGGCTTTTTGACCTTCAGGCGCAGGCTGATGACTTTTCTATCTCTATCAGGACGATGAGTAACTGGCCTCCGAGACTGAGCGGTGTGCTCTCGAACCTGGTGCAGAACTATCTGGCTCATGCTATGGTGGCTGGATGGCTGAGTGATTTCCCGGATATTAAGACTACTGACTATGCTGGCATGGGTGTTAAAGATCTTGATGACATCAAGGAGATTTTGCTTAAGAAGAATTTCTGCTTTAAGGAAGTGGCTAGGCATGAGGATGAGGACTCGAAGGAGATTGCTGAGGCTAGGGGTGTTGAGGCTAGGGTTGCTGATATGGAGAGGAAGGTGGTGGGTGGTGCTGGTGTTGGAGCCAGAGGTGCTGATGGCGATGCTAAGGCGGAGGTTTCTGCTAGCGTTGAGGCTAGAGGGGCTGATGCTGAGGCTAAGGTTGAAATCGTTTCTTTTACTGAGGCTAGGGCTGCTGATGCTGAGGCTAAGGTTGAGGCTGCTTCTGGCGTTGAGGCTAGGGCTTCTGATGGCGAGGCTAAGACTGAGGCTTCTGCTGGCGTTGGAGCGAGATTTGGTGACCGGGTAGTGAAGGATGCCGGGGGTGGTGTTCGGACTTCTGAGCGCAACAGGGACTTTGTGTCGCAGCATTTTCATGAGGATCGTGTTGACTGGGGTGGCGGTGTGGCTACCCTGGATTTTGTTTAGTGTTTTATTTTAAACTGTTATTATATGAATAAGAAATTGGTGAGATTGGATTTTAGCATGGGTGAGGTTTGTAATGATGTGCTTGCCCGATGCTTTGCTGTGAGCCAGACTTTGGTGGATGAGGCGCAGGCGGATATTCGGGCGAATATCGCTAGCCCTGATGCTGATGAGACTCGTAGTATTATTAACCGTGCCGTGACGGAGGCGATTGGTAACCTTAAGGTGGCGGCTCAGAGGTATCTGACTACCGGACGTGTAGAGGATAACAATAACCTGGAGCGACTGGTGAAGGGTGTGAAGAGGTTCAGCTACACGGATAATGGTAATGGTACTTGGACGGAGGTGGTGACTACTATCGTTGATGGCGAGGAGACTGAGACTACCAGCACCGTGAATAAGAAGGGGCAGGAGCGTGAGGAGAGTATCTATGAGACCGTGACGCTAAACCTGGAGATTCCGAACTGGAATATCGCGGTGACGGATGCGCTGAAAAACCACATGCACAGGTATATGGTGGACTATGTGATGAGCCAGTTTCTGGCGGATCAGTATTCGGATGCTGCGCAGAAGTATGCGGCTAACGTGACGGCTGACTATAAGAATGTGCAGAGTGACTTGCTGAGCAGGGATAATTATACTATGAGACGACCTAGCTTTACTTAAGGGTTATGATGAAAAGGGCCTTCGCTTTTGGGCGAAGGCCCTTTTTATTTGGGGACCAGCGATGGAATCGCTGGGAACGGGGGCTAGAACTTGTTGAAGCGACGGATGACTTCGAGGCGGGTGGCGAAGTACTGATCTTTGCTTTCTAGCCAGAGGTAGAGGGCTAGGCGGAAGTAGCGATAGCTCTTGCTGCTCAGGTAATGGCTCCTTGGGGCGGAGGTGCGGCCCAGGTAGTGCCAATTCTGATTGTCGTGGCTGCCGTAGAGCCACATGACTGGGGTGACATCGCTGGTGAGCGAATGGATGAACCCGGTGATGGCGTTGGGGGCGGTATCTTCATCGAACTTTAGGGTGCGGGTGACGAGGATTCCGGCATACTCGGTTTCATCGGGGTCGGTGTAGTTGTAGCCCTGGTCCAGGCACACGACTCTGCCGTCACGATACTGGATGTAGGGGTGAGGGTAGGAGTTGAGGGCCGTGAGCACGTTTTTGATGAGGAAGGTGCTCCATGCCTGGTCTCGGATGCTGTAGCTGAGGGCTACCGTATCGGCTGAGGCTGACTTGGCCTTGTTGCTGACATCGAGGCAGAGGATGCGGGAGTTCTTGTAATCGTAGATGATCTTGCAATGCTGGAAGAAGTCGATGGGCGGCTCTGTGAAGTTGATGAGCTGGCGCATCTGTGACTTGATGGTCTTTATATCTTCTGCATCGTCTTCGGCTTCGGCAAAGAAGTTGGCGAGTTTGCCAAGGTGGGCTGGGATGTTGAAGTATGGACCATCGAGCATATCGGACATGGAGACTACCTGTGACTCGGCTATGCGGCTGAGGGAGCGGTTTGTGACGAATGCCACGGACTGATCGAGCTGGGTGATGCTGCCTGGATTGGAGCAGACTTCACGGCTGATGGGGTGGATGCTGCTGTAGGTGCCGGAGGCGGAGACGTTGAGTGCCCAGATGCCATCGGTGGAGAATGCCATGAGGGGGTATTGGCCGAACTGGCCCTGAGAGAGGGCACGAGTGGTGGAGGCTATGCCCTGGATATGGCCGATGCCTACGGTGTTGATGGCGTTGAGGGGGAAGTGGAAGGGGTTGTCTGCCTCGGAGGTGTAGAGCTTGCTGGGGAGTTCTACCAGGGTGTCTGCCGTGTATGGGAAGGAGGTGACGAGGAACTCCTCTTCTGTTTTCGTGAAATCGCCCATGTGCATGGATCCGTTGATTTCGGAGCATGGCGTGAGGGGGAAGGAGAAGATGACTTGCTCCTGGGTTTCCTGCCTCAATGCGAAGATTACCATCTGTGTGGCTCTGGAATCGGGGTAGAACTTGACCAGATTGGCGAGCATGTAGGCATCTACATTCTTATCGCTGGTGCTGCAGGTGGCTTCTACGTATTTGGTTCCTGACGATGTGTTGAGAACGGTGACTATCTTATTGATGAGATAATGGTAGTTGATTACGCCTGATTCTCCTTTTAATAGTTCAGAATTTGGGAACATGACGTAGCGATTGAAGCCGGAGAAGAGCTTTTCGTGTATGCCATAGAGATTGAGACGATGGTTATAGACGTAGCTGCCTGATGAGAAGAGGCTGTTGTGGGACTTGTAATCGTCTTTCATCTGTTCCTGCAGGGTGATTTCGTAGATGGCCTGCTTATCTACCGGAAGGGGTGTGCTGCTGCAGCCCTTAAGGTCTTCGACATTGAGGGAGCTTACCTTGTAGAAGGATGAGGCGTTGGCGAGTTTGTTCTTGTACACATCTGCTGATATGGTTGGGAACTTGACCCGGACGTAACCTATCTTATCCTGGTTGTTGGCGTAGGTGTAGTGATCTGCCCTGCCGCTGATGCCGAGACCGTAATTTGGGCTGTAGATGGCGAGTGAGGATATTTTCTGCGATGTATCTACATTGGTGATGGGTGGCGTGATGAAGACATCGATGGACTTGATAACGTCTTTCCACTTCTTCAATTCGTCTATTTCGCCCACTAAGCTATAGAGGAGGGAAACGTTGCGAGGGTAATAGTAGAAGGCTGCCTTGTTGATTTTTATATCGTAGGACTGGAAATCGCCATCCTGGCGTGAGAATGCTACTTCGTCCTTGATGTTTATCTTGCCTTTGATGGTATCGCCCACGACTTCGGAACTATTGAAGGTGAGGTTGGCACTGGCTACGGCATAGGAATCGGGAACCTGAACAGGGATGAAGACCGGGGAGGAGTGCATGATCATGGTGTTATCGAACATGCGGTAGCAATAGCGCACGAAGAAATTGGCATAGAAGCGGCCGTTGCGGGCGATGAGGTTGTTGGTGCGATTGACCAGGGCGTAGATGCTCTGGGTTATATCTGACTGCTTTTCTTCCTTGATGCTGGCACAGATTTCGCCCAGGCTGAAACTATCGTTGGCTACTACGCTGAATGCTTCGGCACAGGAGAGGCTGGTTTGCTGGAAACAATCCTGGAAGCCGTGGTTGCTGCTCTTGCTGTCGATGCCTCCGAGGTCGTAGTTTTCGTAATGATTCTGGGTATCGATGGAGAAGCTGAGCTGGAGGAATGGCGGCTTTTGCCCCAGGTACTGGTAGGAGCCGTAGGTGGCATCTGGGTGGAAGATGGCATAGTGGATGCCATCGGAAGCGCAGATGATGAGGGTGTTGCCTACGGAATTGACGGACTGGATGGTGGTTCCGGATGGGAAGGTGTGGAGGAGGTTCATGTAGGAGCCGTCTTCATCGAACCAATGGAGGGATGGGGTATTGGCTTCTGTACCTGTGTTGGCTCCTGCATCGGACTGGAGGGCGATGAAGTGCTTGTAATTGCCTGTTTCGTGGATATAGAGGAGGGTGGCAATGCTTTTGGTACTGCCTACTAGCAATGCTTCTGAGATTTGTGTTCCGGTAAGGATGGATGGGCGCAGGGCACCATCGTGCAGCTCTAGGTTGCCGCAAAGGGATAGTGCTCCGTTTTCTACTGCCATTTCATCGGGTGTAAGGCTGAGGCCTTTGAATCTTACTGACTGTTGCATAATTCTTTTTGTTTTTATGATTGATATTTATTGATAATTGTTGTTGTTGGCACTGCCGTTTAGCCGGGGCTAATGGCAGTGCTTGGAGTCTGCTCTGTTGACTACCGTTAATGCCGGGCACTCCTTGCCATGGATGGTGAGGGTGGTGAGCTGGTCTGATACTATCAAATCTACTGACTTGGCCATGGGTGGAATATCGGTGATATAGACGAAGAGCTGCCTGATGGTATTGACGCTGCAGCCGTGGAGCTGCCCTTCTCTGCCTGAGAGGGGTATGCCATCGGGGATGGTGTCTGACTTGACGATATACATCTGGCTTTCCATGACGATGAAGCTTATCTTATCGCCTACGGATAGGCCCAGGAGCTGGCACGGCTGGGAGCGGAGGATGATGCGCCCATTGGTGCGGATGGTGAGTCCACGCTTGGAGGAGCGTGGACGATTGAGGATGATGAGTTCATGTTCGTTCTGCATAATCGATAGGTTTATGGAGCCAGAAGCGGAAGTAATCGTTTTCGGCATCCTGATTACGGACTTTGACGTATTCACGAGTTACCCAGAAGTGCTGTTTGCTGACTGTGGGGTTGAGATTGTAGTCTTGGAGCATCATGGCTGGCTCTACATGACCATCGAAGGTGATTTCGTACCAGTAGCGATGGAGGAAAAACCATGGGCGGAGGCGGACTTCCTGGATGGTGGTGTGGTTGCTCATGCTGATGCGGCAGGGTACGATGCTCCAGGATCCATCTTGCCAGACTTCCTTGCCGGGGATGGTCTGACCTTCGGCATTCTGGGTGTCTTCTTCACGATGGTAGGAGTTCTGTATCTTGACGATGAGGCAGACGTTATTGGTGAACACCTTTGCCATCTTGGCATGGCAGAGCATGACGTAACGGCCTTTCTTGTCGCTGAGGAGTTCTCTGTGCTTGCCTGGCTTGTTAATGACGCATACCGTGGACAGGTATTTTCTGCGGATCATGGTGAGGATGTTGGGGAGCTTGGCCTTGGCGTGCATGCGGTCGATGACTTTCTGAACCTTGTTGAAGTTCTTTTCTGCCTCGGTTTCGTGGATGGTGACGGCTTGCTGCTCTCTGGCGGCCTTGACTTTCTCCCGGACTTCCTTGGTGGAAGGAATGGAGAGCAGGTGGCCTGTCTTCTTATCGAGTTTGAGATTTGATTTCTTTTTCATACTATATTATTAATAATGTGTGACGTTAGATGTTGCCTGTGTTCTTGCAGATGATTTCTATTTCGTAATCATCGCAAATATCCTTGCCGTTGGCCATGCGATGGTTGAAGGTGCATGGTATGCTGTTCTTGTAGAGGTCGCAGGAGAGGCATCTTTCTGGGATTTCGCCCAATTCGGTGAAGCAGGTGCCCTGGCTTTTGGCGGTGCGATGCTTGGTGTGGACGATGTAGCCGAAGTGGTCGTATAGCTGACCTGGGATGACTGGGCTGACTTCTCGGAGTGACGGGAGCTTGTAGCCCGTGCGCTGGATGAACCAGATGCGCAGATAGAGGATGATTTTTCTTATTTTCTTTTTCATGTTTCTGAAATTTTGTTATTGTTTCTTTGAACTAATGAATTAATTTGTAAAATTATGCGTTTTGGGTGGAAAAGTTGTGATAAATAGCGCAACTTGGCTTGTTTGGAGCCAAATTGCGCATGATGGTTACTTACTTTTCTGCTTTCTTGCCGGAATCCTTAGAGGTCTTTTTAGAGGCTGCTGGCTCCTCTGGCTTGGATGGGGCGCAATGCTCGAAGACATCTAAGATATTGGTCTCGCTGAGGCTCTTCAACTCGTAGTCTATCATGGTTTTGCCCATGATTTCATCTACGTAGCGCATGGCACGCTCGCTGGACTTGGACTGCACGAGATAGGTTTGATAGGTGCGCTTCTCCTTCTCGGTCTTCTCGTTGATGGTGATGAAGGCGAGGCGGACCTTGAACCAGAGATCATCATCTGATACATTGGAGAAGAAGATCTCGGAATATGTGGCTGGGTTGATGTTGGCTATCTTCAACTCGCCTGATACATAGGCTGCCATTTCTTCGAGGATTCTGGCTTCTGCCTCGGTGAAGGATAGTGCATCTACGGTGTAGAGTTCGGTGACGGTCTTATCGGAGCCGTCTTCCATGGTCTTCATGTAGCGTACCTTGCACTCGAACCATGTTGAGGTGCGTGAACGGAGGGATGAGCCATTGCCGATGCCTGTGAAGGTTTCCTTTGACTTGGCTGCTGCCTTTGGTGCCTCTTTTGGCTGAGGCTTGCCTGATGTTTTGTTTGCCATAATGCTTAAAAATTTAATTGTTACTACTATTTGTTTACTTTTACGTATTTCTTTGCCATGTAGTAGAAGACTCCACGAGTGGAGCGGTGGCGATAGTCATTGAGTTCTATCTTGGCGAGTTGTTCGTCTGTGGAATCGTAGATGGAGTGTGCTACTTCTGCGTGGGAATAGCGTTCCATGACGTGGTACTGGATGATGTAGCCGTCTTTCAGGGCTTGCTGGTCCTGGAACTTGATGATCATCTTGTCGATGATGGCTTCTGAGGACTTGATCTGCTTGTAAAGCTGGTTGATGGTGTCCTGATTGGGTGTTGGGGTCTTCTTTTCGTGGAAGTATTGCTTCGTGGTTGCACGTAGCTGGGCTACTTCGAGTAAGAAGGTTCCGTTGTCGTTCTGTGGAACGTCACTGCCATCTGCCTTCATGATGATTTCATCTACCCGCTTTTCGAGTTCTATGGACTGTTCGAGGAGTTTTCTATCGCGATGTGCCCAATACTCTTTTTCGGTGGTTCGCATTGCTGCTACGAGTTTGCGGAATGCGAGTGCTGACTTTTCGCTCATGTTACTACTTTATGCCTAATGTTTCCTTGATTTTACTGAGGCGTTGCTGCTCCTTGGGGAGGAGGTTGCCTTGTGAATCGACTTCGCATAGCTGGTGGAGGTTGTTGACTCCTGTGCCTATGCGTACCCACTTGTGGCGGCCATCTTGCTCTAGCTGGCGATTGTGCTGCATGGCTTTCTTGACGAGGCGATGCTGCTGCTCTTCGTGGGAGATCTTGGAGATTTCATTCTGTACTTTGTTCATGATGCTACTTGTTGTCTGATAAATCTGTATTTTGTTTCTGATACTGCTTCTTAGCAAAATTCTTATGATACTGCTTCTTATCAGAATTGTCGTTTGATGCAGCGTTCAACAGCTCAATGCGATATTTCAAGGCATTGTGGTAGAGGCTCATACCATGATACTGGGATAGCATCAATGCTGCCTGATCTGGACCATAGGCTTCTGCTATTTTGTCGAAGCCGAGAGATTCTATGATGTCAATTAAGTCTCTAAGATGCACTTCCAGCTCTTTGAGTTCGATGGCGAGGCTATCTTTCAAGTCTTCGGCTATCTGGTATGACTTCTCGAACACGTCCTTAGGAGACCAGGAATCGTAGGTGCTGCCATCTGGGTTGATGTATTGGACGTGGTAGCCTGGTGCATATTGGTCGCCTTCCTTTGATGCTCTTGCCCATCCTTTGGCTACTGCGGCAAATTTTACCATAGGTTCTGCCTTAACCTTTTTAGTACCGATGTACTGCTTTAATGTTGTTACTTCCATAATAATTACTTCTTTTTTGTTTTACGTTTGGTGTAATTAATATCTTCTACCTCTTTTTTGAAGAATGCGATGCGGCCATTGAGTCTTCGGAGAATGGCATTTTTGATGTAGAGGGTTGTTTCTGCATCGAGATACTTGCTGATGTTTTCGTTTGCTACACTGCATGCTCCTTGGAGGGATATATCCAGCTTTACTGAGCTATCGAGCATAGCATAGTTATTTGATGCTTCTACTTGTTCTACATGGTCTCTGACCTGGGTGAGCTCTTCGATGGACTTGTAGGATTCTCCTACAGAGTCGATGGCGGAACGCAATTCTTCGTATTCTTGTTTTGTCATATTTTTATTTTTTTTGGACCAGCGATGGAATCGCTGGGAACGGTGGCGAACTGGGTTACTTGTAGCAATCAGAATCGTAAATTCCTGATAAGCGTTGCATTTCTTCTTCAGTTATGGCATATTTTCCATTCAACTGATAGCGAATATAAACTTCGTATTCTACATCTTTGCACGAAAATATACTGCTGTTGTCTGTTCTTTTAAATACGATGTTATAATCTGTTCTTACGCCTTTGTTGAAGATAGAAAAGTGACTTCCTACTGTTTCACGTTTATCTATCACTTGATACTGATGAGTTTTACTCATATCAATATGTTCGCTATGATTTATCACTGCATAGATGAAAACACCAGTCAAGATAAGACCTACTATTAACTTGAATAATTCTTTGTCCATAATTACTTGAATATTAAAACTTCTCGATAATTAATATCTATATATCCTCCAACAGAATGATTGCACCAACAGAACATCCACTTGTCTTCTTGTGATTTTGCTTTCCACATCTTACCACTGTATAAACTAGTAGGTTGTGAGTGGGTGTAATCCACAAGTCTATCAAGTGTATCTTGTCTCATTAAGACATAATCTTTATCCATGGCAAGAATCTCGCTTCTATCAGGTGCTTCCCAGCCAAGATGCTCTTTAGATAATGGTGGAATCTGCTCCAATACTGAATCATCAATATCATTGATACGAAATCCATTGATTTTTATATCGGAATTAACCGTAACTATGAACAGACTCATAAAAGCATCTTTGACTTTTTTCTCATCAAAGCTATCTTTAACCGATACGTTGCAATTAATTACTAAATTTCTCATTATTTTAAATTTTCATTTAATTGTTTTGCTGTTAACTTTACCAATCTGTCCGCCATTCTTCCATGAAGCTCAGGGTGCAGTTTTTTGACTGCCTGTTTGGCATCAAGCAGATTATTGTGTTTTTGAACTGCTTTGTAATATTTCTTTTCAAATGAATATATTTTATCAAATGCCTCATTTGCCTCATTGACAAAATCTTCATCGGAAGTTGCTTCTACTTGTGAAACAACCTGTTCTTTGCAAAATATAATTGCTTCGAACTCTGCTTTTGTTATGCTAACATTCATACGCTACTTGAAGATTAAATTCGTAAACAAACACGAATGGGTTACTTGCCCATGTGCCTTTTCCCGAAAGTTTGTCGATGAGTTGAGCAAATGGCTTTCTTGGAGTACTATAGGTTGCAGATTTGTCTGTGATGCTATAGAAATGCGCCTTGTTTATTTTGCTCTCGAAATCTACGATACCTTCTGCAAGGCAGTCTTCTTCGCTGATGTCCTGCAGTCGTTCTATTCTCACATCCTTGATATGGATATGATACGGCATAAGGTCAGCCTTAACAAACATTTTGTTTTTGCAACCTTTCTCGTATTTAATACACTCTAATGGCATCCCATGAATGCCACAAAGGCGATAGAACTCTTCATTATCTGCAAGGTCTATGTATCTTTGCGCAATAGCTACCTTTTCTCCAACCTTGTACGGTGAATGAGACAGCGCATAATCAAGCATGCGTTTCAGCACTTCACCATCGGCTTGATAGAGACGCTCCTTGCAGGATTGCTTCCAATCAGAAATAGCTTCTTTCGTCCAGCCATCGAAAGTTTTCAAACGCTCGAAAAGCATCGTTGGATTCAGAACGCGCCTTGTCTGCGTCTTACGCCCTTCTAATACTGCCTTTGTCAGACCGTACTTATCATTAAACATGATTTTCTTCATTTGTCTTGTATTACTTGTTTTATAATTGTTCTAACATTTAAATTGTTTTGTCCTGATGATCTTACTTGTGCTTCCAGAGCTTGCAGGCTTCTTCCCAGTGGAGGTGGCAGTTGGAGTGTTGCTTGCATGTGCCTACTGACTTGGACTCTTTTCTGAGGGTGAAGAATGCGCAGTTCTGGCAGCGTTTCTTCTCGCTTCTTGCTTTCACCCACAGATAGCCGATGAGGACTATGGCGTAGATGAAAATCATGAAGAGGATGAATGTTACTTCTGTTTTCATTTTGCTTCTTACTTTTTGGTTTTGATGATTTTCTTTAATAACTTGATGTTTGCCTCGGTGGCGGGGTCGGAGGTGTGGACTACGCTGACGGCTTGCTTGGCGGATAGAGGGGCGTGGCGCATGTAGGTGGTGACTTGCTGCATCACTTCCTCTAATGAGCGGCAGAGGACGTATTTGTAGCCTGCTGCTTCCCAATAGGCCTGGAACTCTTTCTGCTTGTCTGACTGCTGGTTGGTGTGGCCGTATTTGAGTTCTATGCCAAGGGCGTGATAGTAGGCCTTGTGGGGGCTGAGATCTCCGATGTCTTCTTCTCTGGCTGATGGGAGGGCCAGGATGAGGTCTGGAACGCCCGGTACTACGCCTGCTGCTGCATTGATGGCTATCTTCTTGCCGTAGGACTCTGCCTCGTTCTTGGGATGGAAGAGGAGGGTGGCGAATGCGGGGTACTGCATGCGGAACCATTTTACGCAGGCGATTTGTAACTGCCCTTCTCGCTGCACTTTCTTCTGCTTGGGCGAAGATGGCTTGGTGCAATCGGGATAATTACCGCTGAGGCGGTCGATTAATTCTTGTCTGTCCATATTCGTATGAATTTTAAATTTGTTACTTTACTTGTGCTTACTCTGTTCAATCGCTGAGGATGGACTTGAGATAGCTTTGTGTCTGATCGTCCAGGTCGGCTAGCGATTGTTCTTCTTCTGCTACTGTTGGGTTCCAAACAATGCCTAGCTGGGCGAGTGTGCCGTTATCGTAGGCTTGTCGGACCATGCGGGCCATGGAGCCGTTTGGATTTTCGGCTGCTTTTGCTATCCAGTCGTAGTACTTCTGGCGGAGGGCTTCGGTTTCTGCCTTTTCCTTGGCTTGCTTGGCTTCTTCCTTCTGCTGCAGGCGTGCCTCTATCTCCTCGTTGGTTTCCTCATGCTGAGGCTGGGGTGGAGGTGGCGGCATGGTGGCTTGGGACTTGGCTGATGAATTTCTGCCTGCTGAGGCTTCGATGGTTGGGTTGTCGAAGGTGCCTTCCATCAACTGCTCGTAGTTTTCGGGATTGAAAATCCAGTTGAACGAGATATAGCTTCCGCCATCTTTGCGCCCTGAGAGCAGATCGGAGTCGAGTGCCTTGCGAAGCATTGGCTCGATGTCGGAGAAGGAGTAGTCGGAGATAAACTTGGCTACCATCTTCTTGCGGTCGGGGGTCATCTTTGAGATTGGCTTGACCTTTGTGCCTAGAAAGAGACGATTGAAAAGCCTTAAGACTTCGGAGTACTGAGCATCCGCATCGTGCAACTTTTTTTCTTTTTCTTTTTTTTGTGTGGGGGTGGGTGCTCTCTTTTGCCTTCTTTCTTTTCTTTCTTTTCTTTCTTTTATAGGGGGTTCGGGGGAAAGGTTTTCTTTCGTTTCTTTCGTTTCTTTCTTCCCTTTTCTCGCAAGTGTGCCCTTGTCTGTGCCCTTACTTGTGCCCTTGGTGGTGGCTGATTGCTCTGCATCTTCTTGATTTATAGAGGTTTGCGGAGTGTTAATCTGTGCCCCTATCTGTGCCGTAGCTTGTGCCCTTGGTTTTTGCTGTGCCCTTGGCTGTGCCCCTATCTGTGCCCCATCTGTGCCCTTGTCGGGTGGTTGACCTACTAGAACTATCTGGCTTGCAGGTGTTTGCCGTGGTTTTCTCTGTGCCCTGGAGTGTGCCCCTATCTGTGCCCTATCTTGTGCCCTTACGTCATTTCGCCATGGGATAATGCAATGGGAGAGGGGGTGTGAACTATTGATGTACACCATTGTTGAGGCTCGTGGTGCTGAGCACTTGGTGATGATGTGCTCGGCTATGAGCGTGTCGATGGCCACTCGGATGGTCTTGACGGTGGTGTGGAGCTGCTGGGCGAGATCGCGATAGGAGAGGGTTACGGATGATGCCTCGTTGTGGGTTGAGGCGAGGAGCAAATGGATGAGCACCTGCACGACAACCGGGCGGTGGAAGTATTTCCACTGCAACAGTTCAGGGGTCAATATGTAGCCATCTGATTTCATCTATATTTATTTGGATAATAGTATTTTCTTGCTTCTTTGAGGAAATCACCGGGCGTGGCTGTTTGCCCGCCCGGTGGGAAATCCTTTTGAAATTCCGATTTGGATAATTTAATACATAACATATCTTCTTTTCTAACTAATTGTTGATGATGGTTTATGTCATATCACACCTTCCTTTCTGTTTGTGGGCTGGAGCTTGCTTCACTGGAGGCTCACGTCTTTCCGTGGGGTCAGATTAATAATTAAAAGCGTTGTTACCATACAACCACATGGGGTGCGCCTTTTCGCACCTTCTGTTATAGCTGAATGCTTGTTAAACACTGAATTGATTCTGCCTCGTGAGGAGCTTGCTCTTGCCTGATGTTTGTTATTTTATGATGTTACTGCATCTTGATGGATGCTTTCTTGTTTCTTGCTGGCTGCGTGATTGAGGAGCCACTGCAGGTGTTCTGCCTGGGCTGGATTGCGGAAGAGGGATTTGGCCTTGGCGATGTTTGGCTGTGATTGGTTCTGGCTTTCTCTTTCTCTTCTTTCCTGTCTCTCTGCTGCCATCTTCCTGTTGTACCTTTGCTGGTATTCCTTCACCTTTTCGGGGTTCCGTTTTCTCCAGTTTTTTGCGTATTCGAGGAGTTTGTCTTTGTTGAGAGCGTAGTACCGCTGGTAATATCCTGTGCCGTTGTCTCGCTTGCGGGCTGCATTCTTGTGGTATTCCTTTATCTTTTCGGGATGATCCTGGATGTATTTGCGGCTCTGGGCGAGGATTTTATCACGATGTTTGCGGTAGTATTCTCGCTGGCGTGCCTTGCGATGGGCTTTGGCTATTTCTGATTCCATGTTGTTTCTTATATATAATAATGTGGGTGGCTTCTATTCGCAAGGCAACTTGGCGATGTGTTCTACGTACATCTTATGTTTTAGGCAGTACTTGCCGTTGATGCATTGGCGTGACTGCTTGCAGGGTATGCACTTGCGATGTGCCGGGTTATTTTTTGATGCGCTCATAATAGTAGGTTACTACCTGATGTTCGCTTGGGTGGAAGCCGTTGCGGATGGTGAGGGTATCTACTATCTCATCGTATGTGCTCTGTGGCATCTGGGATATGAGATTTTCATCGTGGAAGCCCTGGGCCAACTTGTGGAGGCATGCCCAGAGGATGAGGATCCAGAGGGTGATGCAGAGTATGAGTTTGAACTTTTTCATGTGCTTGAAGGGATTTTATGTGCTGTGATATTTGAACTCTGTTATGAAAGATAGTCTTGAATCTTGTTGGCGCAAGCGTCAAGCTCTGAGATTCTAAATTCGTGGCGGGTGACCTTGCCGTCTTTACCGCGTCCGAATACCTTGACTTTTCCTTCTCTTACCCATCGCTGTACGTTTTGTCGTCCGTAGGCTTTGTATGCCTTGGCCTGCGTGATGAATGGACGATTGCCTGATGCCTTGCAGATTTCTTCCTTTACCACGTTTCTGATGGCTGAGAGGAAGGTATCGAAGGATAGCATCTTGTCGGCAAACTGTATTTGTACTGGTGCGCTCATGACTGTATTGTTTTTAATTGATTCTTGTTACTGTGATGATCTCCTGCTGGCGATTGAGCTTGGTCGAGAATTTGCGGCAGTAGATGGTGCCTAATTCGTAGCAGGTGGTCTTTATCGTCTGCATTCTCCGGATGGGGAAACTGATTGATTTCCCTGGCTCCAGTTCTCTGATCTGTAATCTGAGGGGTATTCTTTTTTCTTTTGCCATTTTATTCTATTTTGGTGTTAATATAATACTTGGTCCATTATCTCGTTGATGGTCTTACGGATGGTGTCGTTGTCGTGTTCAAGATTTCTTGGGCATCTGTTGAAACAGATAGTGCTCAGGCAATCTTTTATCTCCTTCTCTGAGAGAAGGTCTTTTTCGAGATTTTGCTTAAATCTATTGAAATAGTAGCTTTTTATCTCGTCATCTGTCATTTCATTGAGTACATCTTCTGGCTTTACATCAACGGTAACATCTGTAGTTACTTCTACATTTTTCTTTATGACTTCCATCATTTGCCTCCTTTCTGCTGGGTTTGTATGTATTTCTTGATGCTGCTACTTGCGATTTCGAAGCACCCTAAGAGATAGGATAGAGCGTATGTGCTTCCATTCTTCTCTGCGAGTTCCTGGGCTTCTGCTATTCGCTGGGTGATGGTGGAGCAGGTGGAGGTGAAGAAGTCTTCGATGGCTGGCTGGGTGGTGGCTTGGTTCTTGGCTTCTTCCTTGCCAGCTTCGTAGGAGCTGTCCTTTATGCCGAGTTGTGTCTCTGCGAAATATTTGACTTCGGCAATAGGGAAGCCGACGATTCCTGTTCTAGTATCAAACGATGTTGAAATACGACAACTCTTGTAGTATGCGTCTAATTCAACCTCGGATATACCCAGGAGCATGCATACTTGACGCTTTAGAAGGAGTTTGCCACACTTTTCTTCTGCGGCATGCCAATTAACGTGAGTTATTTTATTTGCCATAATGTTATATTTTAAAAGTTATATTTAAAAATGGTTAGGGATAAAGCATGAGTAGTATGCCCAGTGGGCGAAGTCGTGCTCATCTATGATTCTTCCCCAGATTTCATCTTCGTCCATATCTTCATATATGTAGCTGCTGGATACAGACTGCAAATCTATAATTTTTGGGTTCAAGTAGTCTTTGTCGGCTACTACAATAATATCCTCCATGTTCTCTGGCATGTCCTTGGTTTTATGCCAGACGTGGGAGAGATTGATATACTCATGATCTTCTGCCAATAGCTTTTCCTTTATGCCAGCCCATTGATTCATGGCTGCAAAAAGGGAGCTTTTCGTGATGTCCGGAATGGGTTTCGGGAATGGTCCAACGAAGTATCTTTCTGGAGCATCTGGAACTTTTTTGTTATTTTGCTTCATTTTTCTTCTATTTTATTTGGTACTTATTTATTTATTTACTAACTTTACGGTGCAAAAGTAATAAAAAATATAGTGACTTGCAAATATTTTAGCCGAATAATAGCCAAAAGCTATCATATTTAACAGTCATTAACTAAAATATAGTACAATATGGACTTAAATGTAATTAAGAGACTTGCAGAAAAGCGAGTTGGTGGGCTAAAGAAATTAGCAGCCGACATTGGTATGAGTGAAGCAAATCTTCACCGATGTATTAATAACAATAAGATGCAGGGAGGTGATTTAGAACAAATCGCTTCAATATTTGGTGTGTCTATCGATATTTTCTTTGATAGTAAAACAGAGACTTATGTTAATCATGTAATGAATCTAGATAAGATTAAGTCATATATTGAAGAGAATGGGATGGGCTTAGTGTCATTAGCTTCAAAAATGAATGTCAGCAGGATTGCTTTAGAGAATCTTCTGAATGGATCTGATGTTAAAATCAGCATGATCGAGGCACTTGCAAATACTTTAGGCGTGAAGGTCGTGGATCTGTTTAATGACAATAAGATTTCTGCTTCTGTTCATGCTGAGGCTCCAGCTAAGGGTGATCACGCCATGTATGAAGAGTTGATTGCTCTAAGAGCGGAAAATAAGTTGCTGAGGGAGATCCAGGGGCTTTCTGCTAGAAACTATGTAGGATAATTAAACTGCGGAAGTAATGAAAAGATTGATTCTATTCTTGGTGTTTATGCTCGCCTTGAACGCAAATGCGCAAACGTCTGTAGCGGGTGTAGATTTTGGATTGGATTATGAAACAGCCAAGCTTATTTTGGAAAATAGATTTGGCAAGTGTGATTATGAATCTGATGTAAACACTCTTGTTTTTACTGATAAAGAATATGCAGGATTGTTTTTTGAAGGATTAATATTTGGCTTTCAGCGTACTGCAGATAAAAGTTATATGAATCGATGTATAATGTTTAATTATTTTAAAACAGTTCATGATGCGATAGTTAGAAGAGATGTATTAAAGGAAGTGATCTCTAAAAAATATGTTCTAGACTCTTTTAAAGATGAGGATGGGTTTATATATTATAGAGGTGGAGTTAATCCTTTGGATGATGGCAAATATGGTTTTGCGATAGATGTGTTTAAAAATAGTTATTCAAATGAAAATAAGTATGGTGTGCGCATTTATTATGGTCCATATAATTATTTAAACGAGGGTTTTTGAAATGAGTTTAAGATAAAAGTTGCCCAGCTCTTAAGAGAACTACAGACCATATAACTGCTACTGATGAGAATGATGCCGTCAGTCAAGGAAAACATTATGTGGCTGGTGTGGAAAATAATAATGTTTAATAAAGTATGTTTAATTAGAATAAAGCAATTATGAAAATAAAACTAAAATTGATGTTGATGCTCATCGTGTGTCTTCTTTGTTCGTGTAGCAAGGAAGGCTTGAATGATGCAGATGAGGAAACGAATGTTGTTTCCTGGAATGATACCAGGTATGACGTTTATTATTCTTGGTGTTCGGGTATAGCTATCTCTTCACCAACAAACGACATGTACTTTGGTGTAAATTTGGCTTTGGAGAACTCTGAGACTCCAAGTAAGGAATTGAGACTGAGTTGTGTGAATTACGTGTATGGTGAGAAGGTAGATTTAACTACCAAAAAATATGATTCTAGTATAATTTTTGATGATGGACAGAAAAGATATTATTTTGATGGTGGAGACTCTAAAATACAACCGGGCAGTTATTATGAGCTGACTAGAAAAGGTGACCGTATAAGCGTAACGATTCATCTTATAAGTAGAGAAGATAACAACTTTACACGTAATCTTGATGTGAATTATGAAGGTTCCTTGACTAGTAATGATTATCTTCCTGAGGAAAATTGGCAAAACAAACCTAGACATAGGTATAATTACATACATGATGATGTGTCTTATGATTATAATACCTGGGCCAATATTCATGTTGATAATCGAATAGCATCATTTAATTGCAGTGTCTTCGTGAAAGATGATATTGAAGTTCCATGGACTCAATTTGGTATAACTGTTAAGAACTTAGACTTTGGGCAGAAAGTTGATCTTACTAGTCGAGATCACTTCTTGTGGAGTTCGTTAGTAGCTTTCGAGAATATACTTCCAGGCAGTTACATGTATGTAGTTGAAGGAAAGAATCAGTATGAGGTAACAATAGATTTATTCTATAAAGATAGCAATGGTGAAAGTCATCATCTTTTGATAGAGTATAATGTATATAAATAGAATGGTTTAAGATAATATAGATTAAATTATAGATTGTTTCGAAAGAAACGTTTAAGTATTTGAAAATCAAAGAAAAATGAATTTGGTTTGGTAATTACATGGGCGTATCTTGTAATGTGTTGGATATGAGCTAGTTATTATAACTGCTTGATACTCATTTAGTACAGAATTGGATTTATGCTCTTTGTTTGACACGTTAAACGTGAAGTATGTAGGCGTTTGTTTAGAAATGGTTTCGAATAAAATTAGTGACTTATGGCTACGTTTAAGATTGTTGTACAGCATCAGAGATCGGATGGTTTCTATCCTGTCTATATTCGGTTGACACATAACCGAAAGGTATTATATATCAAGACTGATAAGATGGTCGCTCCAAAGGGCATCGTGAAAGGTTCTCACGATGTTAGGGACTCTTTTGTTCTTAACTCTCTGACACAAAAGATGGACTCTTGGATTTCTAGACTGAATAAAGAGGATATTGAAAAATGGTCTGCAGAGGAGGTTAGAGATTTCTTATTGAGTAACGATAGTGACGTTTGCTTTTCTGATTTTGCAAGAGAATATATATTATCCCTGTCTAGATCATTAAAGCCGCAGTCTCTTCGTAACTATAATCAGGCTCTTTCTAGTATAGAGAAATATTGTGGAACAGATCAGATTATGTTCAGCGATTTGACTACTAAACTGGTACAAGGATGGATAGATAGTATGGTGGATTCTAAATCTAAGAAGCATTTCTATCCAACTTTCTTAAAGAAGATGTTTTTGGCAGGTGTTGCTAATTATAATGATTATGACAAGGATATTATAAGAATAAAGGTGAACCCTTGGCCACGATTGTCTATAGAAAAACGTGATAAGCCGAATAAGAAGGCAATAACCATGGAGGATTGCAGAAAGATTTTTTCTGTGCCTCCATCTTCTCAGACGGAACAGTTGGCACTTGATGTATGTAAGATGATTCTTTGCCTTGCAGGTATCAATGTGGCTGATTTGTATGAAATGCAGAAGGATGATTATTTTAGTGGCATATTGCATTATAAGAGGCAGAAAACGAAAACGGTTAGAGACGATGAAGCCTATATAGAAATGAAGGTTCCTGATATGCTTCTTCCTACGTTTGAAAAGTATTTTGCATGCAAGGATGATCCTTATTTGTTTATGTTTCATAAGAGCTATAAGAGTAGTATGTCTATGAGTAGTAATATTGGTTTATTCCTCAAACATTTTTGCAAGAATACTCTAAATGATTATCTTCATATTTCTCCTTATACATTTCGCCATACTTGGGCTACTATTGCGCAGAATGACCTGGGAGCCAGCTATGAGGAAATTGGTTTTGCCCTGAATCATATCAGTACGCATAAGGTAACCATGGGCTATGTGAAGCCAGACTTCTCTAGGGCTTGGGAACTGAATGAGAAGGTGGTGGAGAAGATTTTCTTTACAAATGATCCGAGCAGACGAACACAAGAGTATCATGCTCCGGTGTTTGAGAAGGTGGAGGAGACGTTTGAACTTTGTGCAGATGCTTACTTCATGGGTGAGGTGGTTGGTCATGTGGATGGTAAGGGCTACCGGAATACGGATGAGGTTATCCAGCAACTGATGGATAATATCAATGATACTGTCCCTAAAAACTGTACTATACAGATTAAGGTGAAGAACGTGACCAAGAACCAGACTAAGTACTTTGAACGAATGCGTGACATAAAATAGATATGTTAAATCTGTGTTAAACTCCCGCAAAAGTTTGGTTATACCCAAACTTTTGCGTACTTCTGCAGCAGAATTAAGAATCAGAAGTAATAACATTCAGCCCTCGACATCACGGATAAGTCAATGAGTTATGAAGATTAATACTTTCCCTCGCACTAAGACAGAGGCTATGGAGATTGCTAAAGAGTACATTTCAAATCCTGATGGTCTCGCTTATGATATGGATATGAGTGTTGAAGAAGCTAAGGAATTGGCTGAGATTGTATGTGAGCATCGCATCCTCACCGTTAAATGCGATGGTGACGCTCCATTGAAGCTTTATTATAAGGTTGAAGAGTAATTATAAATATATTAGTAACATCTAAGCCCTCGACATCACGGTTAAGTCAATAATATGAAGATAAATGCAAAAGGTAGTGATATATTTCGTAACAAAATGGCTATTATGATGTACGATAATATGCGTGATAATAGCGATGTTTACGAAAGCGGAGTAGATAAATACGGGATGATATATTTCGCTTACCTTAATGGCAACATTAAACGATATAAGAGAAATGAATTTCTCAAAATGGCAAAAGAAAACGAAGTTTGACAATTAAGCCCTCGCTATCACGGTCAAAGCAATATTATGATAACAACTAATATCAAATTCAACCGAGTTGTTGCAAAGGAAAATTTCAACAACAACAGTATCGAAGAACTGAAGAATGCTATTGAGAAAGGCATCCTTAGCGAAACAGGTCTGATTGTCGCAAGTGACATGAAAAAGGCAAAAGAAATATTGAACCACGATGGTAGTCTTGAGATACAGAAGACCGTTGCAGGAGAAGCTATTGCCTTCCTCGCTGATGAGACCGCAGTGTCGGTAAGACTTATCCAATACAACCCTCATGGTCTTTTAAAATTCGTCTATACGATAAAAGCAACGGAAATCTGATGTAAAACAACCCTTCAGCCCTCGACAGCACGGTTAAGTCATAAAATATTGTCAACACTAAAGGCAAAAGAAGTTATTAAGGAGAAGGGCATGACCATTGAGGAAGTAGCCTGCAAGATGGGAATCACTAAAGGTACTCTATCTGCTGCCCTCAGTGGTAACCCGACAGTTGGCTATCTTACAAGAGTAGCTGATGCTATAGATTGTGATATTACGGATTTGTTTAGATAAACAAAATGTGGGTCATAATTGGTTAAAACTGATTAATTTATGACTAATAAGGGTTAAAATCTAACGGTTTTACCCATTTTCCTGACAGAGGGCAGTCTTCTCTAAAGTAGTGAAAATTTTAGAGAGGGCTGCCCGATTTGCGTTTTAGCCATTATTAACAATTTTGAGATTCTTGATGTTGATGGTGGTTTCCTGTTTCTCAAAGTCTTCTTCGAGTTTGTTGAAGACTTCCTCAACAGAGAGGTTTCTGGTTTCATCACTATTGAATGAAACCGACTGCAATTTTGGAGCTGCATAGGGCAGGAACTTGGCCACCATCGCCAAACGTCCGGCTGGCTCATCTATATCATATAGATCTTTTTCCAGGGAATAGCCCTTTTCGTTTGTGCCATTCAGGTAGCCCACAATGGCATCACGGAGGCTTTCCCGGACGCTTTTTGTAACCTTGTTGGGGGTTCCAGCCTTTCGTCCTCCAGTCTTTTTTCTTTTGACCTTTGGTTTTGATTCATTATTATCTTTCTGTACTGCCATATTTTTTCTTATTTTTTAATGTTACTGATAGTTTTCGATTGCAAATATAGCGAAAAAATGGATAAGAATGTGCACGACTTGCGCAATTTATCAAAAACCTTAGCGAAAAACGCATTACTTTTACACAGTTTAAACATTAAATTCGAATTTTATGGGACTTATAGGAAAAATTGCTGGTGTAGCAACTTCTGCTTTTGGAGGTGCTTTGGCAGCTAAAGCGAGGAACAGAGGATATGATGATTATATCCAGATGTTCAATGACCGTATGCAGCAGGTGAAGGATCACCGGGACAACTTGTATTACCAGGATCCTACGCAGACAGCGGAGAATCAGGTGGCCGTGACCAATGCCCAAAAGGTGTTGGATAATGCCACGCAGACTGCTAAGAACACGAATATTGTGACTGGTGGTTCTGAGGAAGCAGTGGCTTTGAGCAAGCAGGCTGCCCAGGAACAGGTGGGTAAGATGATGCAGGAAGCTGCCGTACAAGGTGCGCAGACCAAAGATAATGTTTGGAATACGGCTGATTCCCAGGTTAACGCTATGACCAACTACATAGCTACTGCCAAAAAGGAGAAGGCACTTTCTACTGCCCAAGATATCACAAAAGCGACCAATGGTTTGGCTGGAGCTGCAAGTGAATTACCTATTTAAGAAAGGAGGATGTTATGGGATTTACATTAGATGATTTAACTCCTAAGCGTCCGGCTACAGCAGTAACGCCTGTTGCTGATTTTCCTTCTGATCATGTGGAGAAGCCGGAAGTGGAGGCTGCACAAGCAGTACAGGCTACGACTACGGAACCTGATAAGGGTGCTGCTATTGATACTACTGGTATTGCTGGGAATGGTGGCAATGTGACCTTTGCAGAGCAGCCGGGTGCAGAGACTACCAGCACGGAAGGGGCTGGAGATATTCAGAAGATAGACTGGACCCGACCTTATAGCGAGATAGAGCAGAATGCCCTACTTAGGCAGATGACGCCTCAGGATATTGCCAGGGACTATGCTAAGAACGGTGATGGAAACTGGTATGTATTTATGCCATGGTTGAAGCAGTTTGACCCTAACAAGACCGTTCAGCAAAGTATTGATGACCAGAAGAGGGCTGAGAGAAATGCTAAAATGGAACAATGGGGTAACTTTTTGATGCACCTGGGTAACTTCTTTGGCACGACACAAGGTGCGCCATCGCAGCAGATTGAATCAGCGCAAGAACTTACAGATCGGCAACGCAAGATTCGGGAGAGTACTGACGCGCTGAGAGAAAAGGGATATGACCAGATGATGGTGAATATCTTCAAAGAGCGACAAGCCAAGCAGGCACAGATGCAGGCTGAGGCTGAGGTTAGGGCAAATGAGGCACTGGCTGCTTATCGTGGAGCGCAGAAGAATCAGGAGGAGGCTCTTACTCCTGTTAAGGTTAAGACGGAGCAGGAAAGAGGTAATGCCGCTGCTGCTTCTGCTGCCCTAAGTACTTCGAAGAAGGAGACTGAGGATGCGTTGAGAGGCAAGAAAGGCAAATTGCTTGATGCTCAAACTAACAATGCCAATGCCGGAGCTGCTGACCATAACGCTAGTATAAAGGTGAAGGATGCGCAGGTGGAGCATATTCATACGCAGACAGAGGGCCAGAGGCAGAAGAATGCTAACCAGAAGGAGGCGGATGATTTCAACACCAGGTATGTGAACGACCCTACATTTAAGAAGCATGTGAATGAATGGGCTAGACATAATGGTATGGCAGTCGGTGACAAGGCTACAGGCAATGATGCTGGAAGAGGTGGAACATGGGCTAACGAGAAGAACAGACAGCAGGCATCTGCTTACGCTAGGGCGAAGATGAAGCAGCAAGGCAATAAACGTTCAGTTCGTTCTTATGGCGGTAAGCCAAGTTCGTCATCTTCCTCTCATACGAAGGTAGATTATTCAAAATATAGAAAAAACAAATAAATTATGGCAGAAGATTTAACAAAGTCTAAGTTGGTTTATCATGTTTGGGATAAAGACAACAACGAGTATGACATTCCTGATGATGTTGTACAGGAGCGTGGTATGGATAACTTCGCTAAAGATTTTGAAGGCGGTTATATTACCATGTTTGATAATGACAAAAAAAAGGTAGATGTACCGATTGAGGATGTTGAAGAATATCGCAACCAAGGTTATCTTTGGTATGATGCCAGTGGAAATGCTACTCCTATCAATGAGGTTGGCAAACAAGTAACAACTACAGAAGCGAAGCAGCAGGTGGCTAAGCCTGTGGCGCAACCTGTAGCGAAGCCAGCAGCTGAAAAGCCAAAGGAAGATAACAGATCGTGGCTTACGAAATGGATGACTGGTACTCTGCCGGAGGATGAGGAGCAGGAAACTGCTGATAAAGAGCCTGGGCTTATAGCTAAGGCATTGAATATGTTTCCTACTGGTGTAAAGACTAGCAACGGAACATATCAGCCAGCACCAGCGATTCCTCAGCCTACAGTAAAGGGTGAGGAGATGCCTGTTGAGGTGGAAACAACTCCTTCTTCGGCAAATGTGGCTTCTCCTGAATCTAAAGAGGAGGTTCCTGCATCTGCTGCAGTGGTGAATAATAAGGGCTTGATGGATGCCAAACTTGCCAACTATATTGAGAACTGGAAGCAGAGACCGGATGAGGAGGGTGATTACTTTGAGAATATGGTTGCCGACTTGTTGGCTGATGGTACTGCCAATAGTAATGAGGAAGCAGTGGGCATGGTGAAATCTGCTCTTGGCAGATATGCTAACCGCTCTGCTATGGACGTTACCAATCAGGTAGTTTCTTCTTTGCCTGATGATACGGTGCAGGATGCAGAGAAGAGTATTGAAGCGCAATGGTATAGCCATGGCGTGCAGGATAAGTTGAAGCAGGAGGCGGATAACATGGGTATCAGCTATGATGACTATGTGGGACTGTTCTTGAAGCCTGCTATGGTGCAGAGTCTGGTGAACAAATATGGTCCGAACTATCGTGACATCGCTGAGGGTATTGCTACACGCCTCTATTCGCATGATGAGCATGTGCAGGACAGATTGATGAACCAGGACATCAATGATGCTTTTTCGAGCGTTATCAATAAGTATGTGAATCCATCTGTAGTGGATGAGTACAACAAGGCCCAGGAGGCAGGCAGTAAGGCATTTACGGAGGGAATGGAAGGAAGCCAGTTTATTCCTGCCAATCTCCGACTGGGTACAGCACTTGGTGCTCAGTATGAGGCAAACGAGGCCAAGGATCCTGCAAAGGTGCTTTCTGGTTTGCAGAAGAAGTTTGGCAAGCTCTACCGGAATCCGGAGTTCCTGAACGATATGAGCAATGCGGCATATAAGGTGATGCAGCGATATGGCTTGAATGGCACTCTGGGTAGTGATCCTAAGCAGTTCAAGCCGATGATCAATTCTGTTCTTAAGAATGAATTGGACCAGTTGGAGATTAAGGGTATGATGCCTAAGGGTAGTGCTGAGTACATCATGAAGACTGGTTTGGGTAACACTATTGTGGGTAAGATTACTCGCAAGGCTGTTCAGACGGACTATCAGAACTGGCTGGAGGATATGGCTAATCAGCAGTATCAGCCGGGCTTCTGGGAGAACGTAGCTAGTGGTGCGCTTACTTTTGCTGGTGATGCCTGGAGTTATTGGTTGCCTGGAGCCGCAGGTGGCAAGTTGACCAAGAGCATGATTGCCAAGGCTGAGGGCAGACTGGCAGGTGACCTGATGGCTAAGGGCATGGAGCGCAGGGTGGCTGAGCGGGCTGCCAAGGTGCTTATCGGCAAGAGCAAGACCGAGGCTTTGAAGAGTGGAGCCGTGCATGGTGCTGTTACCTTTGGTGGGCAGTCGGCTATCTCGAAACCTATTGATGAGGTTTATCGCACTGGTCAGTTTGATGAGAATGGCAAGGTTTACAATCCTTCTGTGGGTAAGATTATTGCTGATACTCTGGGCGAGGTGACTAAACAGAGTGCCGTAGGTGCCATTATGCAGGGTGGAACCATCGCTAATATGATAGGCAAGGGCAGAGGCTTGGCTACCAATATTCTGGCTGATATTGGTGGTAAGGTTGCTGATTCCGGTATCATGACTGGTCATCAGATGCTGGAGCGCATGGCGCAGGATCCGAACTTCAAGCCTACAGGCAAGGATGCAGCCGAGAGCTTCTTGGAGAGCATGGCGAACCTTACTGCTATCGGTTTGCCGGGCATGATGGGCAAGTATGCCCGATTCAAGGACGCGAGGGAGTTTAACAAGAAGTATGACTTCACGGATCAGGACATTGCCGAGTTGAAGCGATTCGGCTATGAGGATCTTCGTGATGCCTTTGAGAAGGTGGGCATCGGGGAGTATGCCGTTGAGGGAGAAAATGCCCAGCGACTCGATGGGCAGCTTACCCAGAAGTATATGAACCTGATGAACGACAAGAGTGTGCCTGAGGTGTTGAAGGCTAAGATGATGGCTGTGGTGGAAGGCAAGCGACCTTCTTCTTTCTCGCCTGTGGTTGATTCTATCATCGTTCAGCCGATGGATCATGACGGAAAGGTGTATCTCGAAACCTTGAATAAGGATGGCGGTATCATTGACAGAAAGGAGTTTTCTTCTCTTGCTGAGGCTCAGAAGGCGGACAAGAAACTGGAGTATGAGAAGACTCTGGGTTTGGCTTCTGTGCTGGAAGGTGAATTTCATAATGAGTTTACCCAGGAGCATCTTGATGGCTTGTACAACAAGGCAGCTCAGAAATATAACATGGGTGAGAAATTGACGGATGAGGATAAGGCAGCGGTTTATCTTCATCAGAATGCTGGTGCCATCAAGGACATCATGGATAAGCAGCAGAAGGGTATTGTTCTTACTGAGGAGGAGCAGAAGCAGGTTAATGCCTATCGTCATTATTATGACAGTGCTTTGGAGAACAGTTCCGTGATGAGGGAGTTTGTGAATACCTTTGAGGATTCCCATGGTGTGGCACGTGGTACTCTCCGTAAGGCTTTGGAATCGAAAGATAAGAAGTATGCGCCATTGGTGGAGTCTTATCTTATGGAGCTTTATAACTCTATCGAGCTGAAACGTGAAATGAAGCAGACGATGGATGATCTCTATAATACTGCCCATGGAAATGAGCAGAAGAGGATTGAAGGTGAAAACCCTGTATCTCCTGCTGAGGGTTCTGCTGGTGGCCTGGAGCCTCCAGTTTCAGAGGGACCTGCTCCGTATAAAGACCGTACCAACTCCGTATCAACTCCGAGTGATGCAGAGGTTGCTGCAAACCCTGCAAACGTTGCAAGCTCTGCTGCTGGGGGTGCAGGAAATGAGCCTAAGGTTGCAAGTTCGGAAGGTAAGGTTGCAAGTTCGGAGAATAAGGTTGCAAACTCTGATGCTTTTGTTATGGGGCAGGAAGCCTATAAGAATGGGGATTCCGGGGCTTTGCAGGCTATCGACTATAATAGCGATTTGGCTACCGGGCGTTTGAAGAGAGCATTTAAGGATAGCGATAATATGTTTGATTTGGTGACTAAGGCGTATAATGATGGCAGAGACATGGAGCAGTTCTTGGCTCAGCGTGCGAGTCTTCTTACGTCTGCTCAGAAAGAGGCGATCAGCAAGTATGTGGAGGCTATGGATGCCAAGAAGGGTGCTATTGATGCTCTGCAGCATGCTGATGATGGTTATAGCGAGGCGTTGAAGCAGCAGCTCTGGCAATACCAGACGGAAGATGGAAATATCGTGCCAGCTACTCTTACAAGCGGTAGGCAGGTGTTCTTGAAGAAGGCTAACGAATATGGTGGCGGCTTTGTTGTTGTGCCTGATGAGCAGGGACAGCCTACTATTAAGCAGGTATCAGATGCCGAGATTAAAGAGGTGGGCACTCCTGTTCCGCTTGATGATTACATCGAGAGTTCTTTGGGTAAACAGAAGGAAGCGAGAGCAAAGCAGTTCTTAGGACAATTAAATGGAGCAAAGAAGGGCGATATTGTTAGTGTCTATCCAGAAGGAGCGGATAGCCCTATGGATTTAAAGATTGCAGGATATACAAAGGACGGAAAAGTCGTATTAACAGATGTAGATGTAGATGTTAATAGTAGTATAGATCCTAAAAAATTAGTATATGCTTCTAAGGAGGAGTTTGATACCTGGCGCACGAATGCACTCAATAATACCATTAATGAGCGTTTGAATCGTGAGGACGAAGAGCGTGAATTGGCAGAGATTAAGAGGGCTGAGGCTGAAAAGCAGGAGCGATATAAGAAGGGTATCTTTGGTTATGCAGCTGGGCAGCCAGACTATTCTGATGCGCAGACGGACCCTAAGGTGGCAGCAGAGTATCTGCAAGAAACTGCCGGGGATGACCGCAAGGCTCTTTTTGCTAATATTGTTGCCGAGAAGCAGGCTTTGCAGAAGCGTATCAACCAGCTAAGAGAGCATATTTCAAGTAATGAGGAATGGCTATCCATTAATGCTGATCTGGACCCGAAGAATGCTGAGACCAGAACTTTGGCTAATAAGCAGATGGAGGGACAGATTGCTGACCTACAGGCTCGTTTCGACAACTGGAATAAGATTCGTTCTGCCGTGATGACTCCTGAGGAGGCTCAGGCTATCAAGGCAGAACGCACACAGAAGATTGCCGATGCTGGTGTGAATGAAGGTGACGTTGCTCCTATAGAGGGTCGCGAGGTTGCCGTGCTTAGTGATGAGGAATTGAAGAAGCAATATCCTACTATGGATGAGGCTAGTGACTTTATTGCCTCAGAGCGTAAGCGTATCTATCGCATACAGTCGGATGAGGTGCAGCGTGAGATTGATGGTGTTGATGAGGTGCTTGATCGCTTTGTGAATGGCGAGATAGACCTGGAGCCAGAGCAGATTAAGGAACTGAACACTACCAAGGCCCAGTTGCAGGCTAGACAGGCTAATCTTACGGAATCTGCCAAGGAGTTGAAGGCCCAGGCTGATAAGCTGAATACACTCTACCGAAAGGAGAATATGGAGGCTAGAGCCAAGGTTGTGGAGAATCTGACTCCTGCCGAGCAGCGTGCCATCAAGGTGGAGAATGCCATCAAGAATGGTAATATGAGCCAACTTAATGCCATCTATGATGAGGTGAGAGGGGCAATAGACTTCAATGACACTGAGCCTAATACGCTGGAGGAGTATGTTGCTAACAGTATTGGTCGTTTCACCTTGAACTATGAAGGCAAGGAGAAGGGTGGTGCTTTCTCTAATGGTATTCAGCAGGAGACAGGCTTGGGACGAAAGGACTTCGATAAATTGCAGATTCTTGCCAAGGAAGGTGAGGGTAAGACTGTTCCGGAGTTTGTTCATGGCCTGTATGATGACATGCCTAAGAATCTTAAGCAGATGGGATATACGGATCAGGACATAAGAAGTGCTTTCCTTGATTTGATAGGTAGTGCTCAAAGCTACTCTGACATTAAGAATTATACCTTGAATAATAAGGTGGCCAATGTTGAGCAGCAGATGCGAGAGGTTGAACGCCAGGAGGAAGAAATGATGGAGGAAGCTACTTCATATAGTAACATTTCTCTTCCTTTTGATTTTGAGAATGATGCGAATTTTGATTCGTCAGAGCGTGAGCAGATGGTTTACAAGGATGGTGAGTCGCTTAAGAGCTATATGGAGCGTAATGGAACTTCTAGCCCTGATAATACTCCTAGAGGTCAGCAATTAATGAAGGCTTATATTCAGCAGAAATATGCTGATAAACTGAATGACATTGACGTAGCCTTTGGCCATGGGCAGGAAACTGGGCACGATGGGGAGGTGATTGCAGAAAATGTGATGAAAATTGCTGATTCTACTGCCGATGCTGATGCTATGCTTTACTTGCTCAATACTCCTATGAAATCATCAGCTATGATAGGTTACGAACAGAGAATAGCAGAGTTAGGGAAAAAATTGAATAATAGGGACGGTGCTCATAGCGAAGCCTTTGACAAGATTGTAGAATTGGCAAAAGAGCAGAAGGAGTACTGGGACTTGATGGAGGAGGGAGAAGTAGATCCTGATGATGTGCCGGAAGTTGATGTGGCTCATGACATGGACGAACTTTTGAAGACTCTTTCTGACGAGGAGTTTAAGGAGGTTAGTGATGTTTTGAAGGGTATTGACGAGGAATTTGAGTATTTCACCGCTAATGAGTATGAGCGTAGAGAGGGTGTAGGTGAGCGCAAGGAGAAGGCAGAAAATGCCAATACTTATGACGAGTCTATTAAGGAAGCATTGAAGCCTGTTACTCCTGTTGCTATTGCCTTGAAGAGTGCCGTGGAGAGCGGTGACAAGAAAGCCATTAAGCAAGCTCAGAAGGAATTGACTGATGCCCTGATTGCAAGTGATTTGGGGCATGATTATCTTTCTGGGCAGTTGGCGCAGGCTAAACTGGCTAAGAAGAAGGATGAATTATATAAGGTGAAACGTGCAACCATCAAGCCGCTTACTGATGCCATTCATGCTATTGAGAGTGCTAAGAATATTGAGGATGCTCCTTTTGCTGACAGACTGAAAAATGCTATCGCTGAAACGGAGACTGAGCCTACTGAGGCGCAGAAAAAGGCTGGCAACTATAAAAAGGGACATTTGACTTTTGGGGGATATGACTTTACTGTTGAGACTCCAAAGGGCGTGACTCGCAGCGGTAAGGATGAGCAGGGCAAGCCTTGGAGCGTGACCATGCACGATACTTACGGCTATAT